CTTGACTATTACCTGTTAAATATTTGATCCAATTTTGAATCATACTATTCTGTTCAGTTTGCTGATTAATACTACCTAAACCACTAACTTTATTTCTATCAAACTCTTCCTTAGTAACAAATGTCAGGCTTTCACCGTCAGAAACTAGTTTTTTAGCACCAGGTAAATTGCCAGCTGTGTTATTCCATAAGTCTGCAACACCGTCTATAAGGAACTTCTTACTATCCTTAATAGCTTTTGCTATTTCATCCATATGATCTAATACATAATCAAAGGCTTCTGCTAGTAGAAGTCCAATCGCAACAATGCGACCGACAGGGGTTAGCTTAATTAACCTCTTGCCAAGCTCTTTAATCCAACCCAAAATCTTATCTTTGAGCATTACAATAGCACCTATTAAACCAACCTCAATAGCGCTTAACAGAAACCCAACATCGGAAAGTAAAGATGATGTGTGTGTATTAATTATTTTAGACGCATCACCAACTATAAACGATGGCTCTGGCTTTTTATCTTTTATAGCTGATACTTCATCTCTATCAACCGCCTCTTTATTATCCATAAGCTGTTCGTACGCTATATCTGCCATGTTTTCTAGTACTTGAAATTGACCTTCAATTGGTTCTCTAATACTCTCAATAGCCTTTAATTCACGCTCGACTAAATCGGTGCGTAAAACTTCACCGGTATATATTTTTTCTAGTACTTGAAATTGACCTTCAATTGGTTCTCTAATACTCTCAATAGCCTTTAATTCACCGCTATTGGGTTTAGATTGATTTGAACATTTTAAATCTTCAATAGCCTTTAATAGGTCCGGCATCAGTTCAAGTGTTTTTAATTCATCGACAATATCAGCGCCGACCTCTTTTATCGTTGAATTTATATCGCTAAGAGTTGTTTCTTGTTGGGTTTGTTTTTCTTCTTTGCTTTCTTCTTTTGACTTTTTCATGTTCTTGAAGTAAGCGCGAACACCGCTAAAAGTTGACGCTAGTAAACGTCCAGCTGGGATTTCTTGAATTATTGAATCTTTAGCAGCATCAAGCATAGTAGATACAGTTTTTGGAATAAAGTTCTTTGCTTTATCTACCCCGCTTGCAGCGCTAGCGCTGATATTAGTTTTCAGATCATATCTAATCTGTTTCAGCGTATCATTTATCTCAGTAAAAGTTGACATTATCGACTCACTTATTCTTTATTCTTGATTCTTCTTCTTTGATATACCCTAGAACTTCATTGATGTATATCTTATATTCGAATGGCTTCATCTGTTCTATGTCTGATATGGATAAACCAAAATCTTTTGCTAATCTGAAACTGGTTTTATAAAACGATGTTACATTAATATGAAACGTTGTTATTTTAAAAACATCAGCAATTCCTGATAAACTGATGCTATTCTTAGCATAGCAATGAGGACATATCCACTGTTTAGTTAATTGATATTTATTATTGCTATATAACCAATCCATAATATATTCAACATCGCTTGAAACAAGAGACTCGATAAATTCGACAAGCTCATTGGATGAAACATTGCTGATGTCAAATTCAACATCACCTGTTTTAATACAATCGATGACGTATCTAATATCGGTAATATCATTTTTAGCTTTGACTAAATCAGATAAACTAATATGTTTTAACACAATACTGGTTTCTTCATCTACATTAATGATATTACTGACATTATTTTTTGTTAATTCAAAATCATCAAGACTTATTTTAAATGGAATATCAGTTTTGCATTCACGACATCCAACACTAAACTCAATAATAGAGCCACAACTAATTCGACATATCTGGACAAATACCCATTGGAACTCGTCAATACTAAGAGTATCTGGATCTAATGTACTATAACTAGATATTACCTGACGCATCATTTCGATACAATCTTCTACCTTCGCTTGTTTATCAGACAACGCCATCCATTTGTATTCCTTCATGCTAAAGGGAGATACAAAAAAACTCCTACCAGAGATAGGAGTTTTTAGTGATGTTCTGAGTTCAATACTCATTAAGATACAAATTCCTTAATACCGTCTGCTGTAATTTTATTAACATGACCACATGATTCGCAATTCCAGCTATGGGTTGTTGTGATGCTACCCGTATTCTTTACCCATTCTAATATAAGATTTAATTTATCTGATTCTAAAGAATCCATAAATTCAGATAGATCAGAATCGCTTACATCAATAGGCTTGTACACATCAACATCATCATAGATATAATCAATAACGCTTCTGAATAATGCAATCTCATCTGTAAAGTTTAGAGTCATAACATCATTAATGTTGGGTGTCTTTAAGTATATACCAATATTATCTGTAAGCTCAATTTGTGAGTTCATCTTTTCTGGCGCAGTAACTTCGAATTTATTCAAATCGATTGTTGTTTCAGATGTCGAACCACAATTACTGCATTTAGCAGATACATTAACATCGTATCCTAGAGACAAACCGCGGATTTGCAAGAACAACCAGCTAATCTCAATAACATTCAACTTTGAAACGTCAGCATCTGTGCACGACTCAATGATCTTTACGATGACATTAAGCATATTATCATTATTGATTTCTTTCATCAACTTCTGATCTTTTAGCGTTATTTTAGACACATTAACGTCAATATTTGTAATAGGTGTTTTGAATTTTGTATATTGTTTTTTAATTTTTGGTAGCATGTTTGTTCCTTAATGTGGTTTAATAGGTTTTGATGGTATGTTACTAATTAGTGATTGTAATTCTTTAATTGCAGCACCCTTTGCGTACGCCTTTGTTGCATTGGGCATACCAAGAACGATATTTTGTGCTTGTCTATTTAATACTTTACTCAGCGCAGGGTCTTGTGTTAATCCGCCAATTACAGATCCGATACCGGGTGCTGCTGCCTTCCTTAATTCCCCACCAGCATCGAATTTAGTGCCGTTGATTTTAGCAGCAACAAATTTAGTTGCCATGGTCTTAGCAACATCCATTATTCTAGAATCTACCACCTCGTTAGCTCCGCCTAGGAACTCCGAAACGCTATCCTTAGCAGATAAGTATCCTTTTTTTAACTCGCCTAACCAATCTTTAGAAGCTTCACCTTCACCCGGTGTTGTACCAAAGCCGCTGACACTTAAAGAACCATCGGCATTTTTCATCCCTTCAGGTAGATACCCGCTAATGCTTGAACCAATATCTGAGATCGATGATATATCAGTCATAAACGGGTTTGAAGAGCTCCCAGATATCATATCGATTAAATCACCCTGCCCGTTGTGAGCAGCATTAGCAACCATATCAGTAGCATCGAATGTTACTGTCACCCCAAGCATTGCGCTAACATTACTATAGTTTAATTCATCATGTGAAATTGCAGTTGGGTATGCGCCTATGATAGTCCATGTATTAATAATAGTACCATCTTCGCTAATTAGATCAACTTCAATATCTTTTGTATATTGATCAGCATAATTTGCATAGTTCTCGGAATTACCGTCTGGTTTATTGTATACAACAGAATATTTAAGCGTACCAGCCATCCATTCATCGAAAAAAACTAGATTATCATTGAGCTGAAGTTTGCCATCATATGACGTATAGAATTGAATGGTTAATTGAGCAATATCAGCAGCATACGCAGTCTTCAATGTACGACCGACGACGTAATTATCATCATTTCTTGTTTGGATTGTTCTGCTAGGTAAACCAACAGTATGAGCTAAGATATATTCTCTACCACCAATGCGAACCATGTATCGGCTAGGTTTAACTAACGAGGATGCATCTGATAGTAGTTTATCAATACCATAGTAGGCGCCACCAACAATATCGACCCTAAGGATTTGATCTTCAGCCATGCCCGATGCCCCAGACACAAGGTTACCAGCCTTGGCCAGAATAGATGCCGGCATATCTTCTTTTAATACTACGCCTTCGACGTCAAAATTATCCCATTCGCTCATAATACACCCACTAACATCTTTCTACTATTTAGTTGTCTTTTTCGGTAATATGTCGTGTTCAGTCAACACGATAAAATTTACACCTTTCATTTTTGCGTACTCTCTTGCAGCTTTCCATTTAGCTTGATTCTTTTCATACGTTTGCATCTGTGTAACGAATCGATCAACCGCTTTCTTCGTTTTCGTTTTTGGCATCTTTGGCGGAATTGTTTCAGCATACGGTTTAACTTCAATCAAACAAATCTCATCTGGTTGATCTTTTCGTTGAAAGCATACAATAAAATCAACAAAGTATCTATGGTGCTTCTTATCTAATTCAAGATAGTACGGAATAATCATGCCTTCAGAGTTCCACCATTTAATTGTTGGATTCTGATCAAAGAAAATCATACATCTTCGTTCCCATGAACTTCGATAAAATATCTCGCGAATATCAGTTTTGCATAGATATTTTTGCGGATTTACTGGGGTATATCTACCTTGCTTGAATCTAACTGCCATCGATTTATTAACCTCAATTATACGCTATCAAATCCTTTCATTACGAGGTTTAAATTAAAAAGATGTATATTGCATTAGCTTTTTGAATTGAACCTCGTATACACAGTTTAAATTAGTTCTTATGCATTTCTGCCATAGGTAAGAATAGCATGGACTCCCACAACTCAGGAGGGACAATTGTCACATGTGACCTCATTTGTGTCCATAAGTACCGTTTTACCATGGAACCAATTATTTTATCATTAGCAAGATTCATACTAATTTCATAGTCTAATTTCAAACGCTTGATATCGTTTTGACTGTTGCGAACTGCTGATCTTAAAAACGCAATAAAAATCTTCTGTCTAATTACAGGTGGGACATGGTGCAAGTTTAACCCAAGAAACCCATTGTCATATATATTCAAAACAAATATTAATGGAAACGCATCCCATATCGGTAACGTGTCTTTATATTTTGGATCATAATGAAACAAGTACATTTGACCAGGCTTCAGTTTAGATACTTTCTTAAAGGTACCGTTTAATAATTTGCTTCTTGTTGCAGTTACACGATCTTTACCAATCCTAGTAACAAATTGACGTAAAAAAGTTAAGCTTTCTGCTTTTGACTTGAAGTCGTGTTTGAGTACTGCAGTTTCAATACGTTTAAGTACTGCAGGCATATTCTCTGGTTTTACTGAAATATCCATTTAAATCCTCCAAAAACAAAAAAAGGTGAAGCGTTGGCTTCACCTTTAAGGATCTGTCGATTTTAATAAACCTCCTACTAAAATCAACAACACTGCCAAACAGGAACAACGCTTGACTTGTTATTTTGTCGTCCTCGATTCTATTTATACACCCAGAGCAGCTAGAATATCGTCAATAGAATCATCGCCAGAGCTCGTCGTTTTCGCAGCGCTTGCCTTAGTAGGTACATCAACCTCGTCTTCCCATGGTGGTACATCATCTTGCTGAGTTGGTTTTGTTTTAGCTGAAGGTGCGATAGTTTTTCCAGTTGCTTGCAACCACTGATTAAAGTGAGGATCAGCTCCAAACACTTGAATCATAGCCTTAAGCTTTTCATCGTACGGTTTATTCTTGCTAGGATCAACAAACATTGCATTCAAATCTACAGCATGACTAAAGATTTCTTCAGTTTCTTCATCTGTCTTACCTACGCTTGTAATCTTTTCTTCAAATACTGAATCATCATAGTTACGGTAACCTGCTAGGTTCTTAATTTTCATTCGGAAGTTTTTACCTTCGAATAAATCGAACACGTTATATGATTCATCTTCAGCATACTCAGGGATTAACTGTGCTTTAATCTTATCTTGAATCTTAGTACCATACTTAAGAATGAATACTTTACCTTCATTTTCGGTATTACCAGGATCGCGAACGATATAGCAGTTAGCGTACATTGACGTATTTTGCTTTAGCTTTTGTTCTTTAGCTACATCTTCATGGCCATTTTTCCATAACCAGTTGATGTACTCAGCCATCGGATCTTCACGACCGCCAAAAGTACGAGCAGCTAACTCTGAGTAGACTTTACCAGTAACTGGGTGTGTGAAATAGTAGCTATATGTAGTTACATGAGGTAATTGGTTTAGATCTGGCTGAGGCAAGAATCGTAAAATTGCACTACCATTACCAGCTGAATCGACTGTTGCTTTCCAGAAATTACCGCCAGAACGGGTTTCTTGGGTGTTAGCTGCAGTTGTCATGTTGTTTAGAAGAGATTTCATTTGTTCACGAAGTTTTGACATTTCATTTTCCTTTAATTTGCATTTTAGTAGCATGTTTTTAACATAAATTGAATGATTAATAACCCAAATCAAACAAAGGGATTAGATGGGAAGATAACTCTTCCCTACTTTATTTATATAGATCAAATACGCTCAATAGTATTTTTCTTGATCATTGTCACCGCTGAGTTAGTCTCTGCAAAGTATTTGCCTTTGCTAGGACCTGACGTGATTTCAAATTTAACTAATGTACCAACATCGTTAACATCGCCAATGACTGAACGATCAACGTTCATCTCT